TAAAAAAATAGGGCGGTGCGGTCAATCGCATCGCCTTTTTTTATGTCATGATTAATCTAATAGAAGGAAAAAACGAGTTTATAATTTACGGCGATTTCACACAAAACATGAATGACTATCAAATCCATTTATTCAATGGCTTTGATAGGATTGAGCACATTTGTAAATTAGAGAACAAAACAAGTAGTACAAGATTTGCAGAATTTACCATCTACATAAACGATGGTATTACGGCCGATTATCATTTGAACGGATTGCCATTTGGTAATTTTGATTATACAATTAACATAGGGAATAACATCTACAATCGTGGTCAAGCTATTTTAACGGGAGATACAGAAGTACAAAAAATTGAATATATATCTGATAATGAAAAAAGCGAAAGCGTTATTTATGTAAGCTAATGAAGACAATTATAGACACATTAAAAGAGCCCGTAAACGTATTAAACGCAACGACTTTCGGAGTAAGTTTGACGACATTGCCCGAAGATTTGAAGATAGTTTTCTACATTGTATCAATTATTGCATCAATATTGGTATCTGTTAAGTATATTTACGAGATTATTTCATTGCGAAAAAACGGAAAAAAAGATATTTAAGAGTATATGAACAATTTTGCATTTAATTCAATTTCACAAATTCAAATAAATTTGCCTACGTTCTCTGAACGTGGTTCAAAAAAATGGATAAGCTATGGAGAGGACAATTTATATCCTCAATTTATAGCGAGTTTATTTTTGCGTTCTGCCATCAATAGAACGGCAATACAATCAAAGATAGACGCAACCATAGGAAACGGATTAAAGACCACGGATGAGGCTTTGAATTACGTTTTAGTGCGTGCCAATCCGATTGATAGTTGGAACGATGTGTTTGAAAAATGTGCGCAAGATTATATCACTTTTGGTGGCTATGCTTTGAATATAATTTGGTCAAACGATGGTAAGACAATAAGCGAAATTTATCATCTTGATTTCACAAAAGTAAGAAGCGGTAAAATTGAGCCAGGTGATGACGCACCAAAAGAATATTTTTATTCTACGAATTGGGAGAACTCAAATAAATATAAGCCAACACAATATGCAACTTACAATCCTACTTTGTCAATTGAATGTCCTTCGCAAATTCTTTATGCGTTTGATTACGAACCTGGGAATATCTACTATCCTTTGCCGACATACGCTGGATCGATTAATGATATCCAAATTGATATTGAAGTTAGTAAATTTCACATCTCGAATCTTGCCAATAGTTTGAATCCATCTTTGTTTATTAGCTTAAACAATGGAATCCCAGCGCCCGAGGAACGTAAAGAAATTTATGACGAGTTAACAATGGCTTATCGTGGAACTGAAAATGCTGGAAAAGCATTCGTTGCATTTAGTCAAGATAAAGAACATGCGCCCGAGGTTACGCCAATAACAAGCACAAACGATAATTATTACACTACCTTAGAAACTCGAATCACAACGAGAATCTTAACAGGGCACAGAATTACAAGTCCGTTATTATTGGGGCTTTACAATGGTGGCGCTGGCTTTAGCTCGAATGCAGATGAACTTGCGGTGGCCTATGGTCACTTTATAGGAACGTGTATTCGACCAATCCAAAAAAGCATGTTACGAGTATTCAACAACTTGATGCTGAATAGAGGTTACGAAACTGAATTACTTATCACTCCAACAACGATTATAGAACCAACAATAATAGCAGAATAATGGCAGTTACTAACGTACTTTTCGTATCAGAAACGAAACTAAAATCATATACTTCAATTCATCAATCGGTTAGTCCTGATGACTTGCAACCATTCATTTTACAGGCGCAAGATATCTACTTGCAAAATTATTTAGGTGCTACGTTTTATCAAGAGTTACAAACTCAAATAACGAATAACACATTAACGATCCCGAATAAAAAGATATTAGATGACTTTATAGGAGCTATGCTTTGTAACTATGCGTTATACCATGCATTACCATTTTTGAAATACAAAGTATTCAACAAAAGTATAATGAATAATGATAGCGAAAGTGGTCAATCTATTGATTTGGAAGCGTTGAAATTTTTACAAAACGAAGTGCGTAGTGTAGCAGAAAATTATACCAAAATGATGACTACTTTTTTGCGCAATAATTTAACCGATTATCCATCGTATAATAGTTTTGATTTCTTGGATGGTATTACTCCCGACAAAGGCACGCCGTATTTCAGTGGATTGCAAACCAATTCGAGCTTCAACACTAGAAACAGAATTAGAAGACGTGGTGATTGTAACGATTGCAACGAATATTAAAAAAATTAACTAAAAAACAAATATAAAACATGATTGACAATTCAAAATTCATTATCACAAATGAAGTAATCGTAGATAAATACGACTTAATAATCCAAGCGGATGTAACTGGAGTGCCAGCTATTTTGCAAATTCAAAAAGCGGGCTATGGTATTGTATTTATTGGACACTATGCTTCGTTAAAATTCTTTATTGATGGTGATAAATTGGTAATTTTAGACAACAACTTTTATGGAGAATTTTCAGCGAATAACGTTGACGGATTTAACACGGCTCAAGATTTATTAGTTTCTTTAAAATCTGGAATTAACTAATAAAATATAAACCATGACAAAAATAATATTACAAGCGGGCCAATTAATTGATGTTATTAACTACAATGAGAATCAATACTTTTCTTTAGTTGTTAGCGAAGATTTACCAATGCCAACAGCGATTTACAAAGAAGATACATCAATCGGAGTTAACGTTCAAAGATTTATTGTAGATAGCGTAATCATAGCGAATATCAATACAAGTGAATCTTTAACTGATAACAATGGTAATGTTTACGAAAGAGTTGAAAGCGCTGCCATCCTTACTGAAAACAATTTTAACCCATTAAAAGAGACAGATGAAGCCGAAAATTAAACACTGGTACGAAAGTAAAACAATCGTTATGAACATTTTAGTATCTATTACAATGGTAATGGCATTATTACCGCCATTGTTTTTGGACTTGAAATTAGATGAAAATTTAACGTTAAGATTGACAGTATTAGTAGGATTTATAACGAATGTTATTAACATAGGTTTGAGATTCATATCTACTGATAAAATTAAGCGAAATGCCTAATTCAATTGTAAGCGCTAAGTTTGATTTAATGCGTTTGAATTTGCCTAAAAATAGCGAGTTTACGCTCGATAACAATACGATTAAGGTAAAGCATTCAGACGTAACTTTAAAGGCTGAAATTGAAGCTAAAATAAAGAATATAACGGCTTCTATTGGTTGCGAGATAAATGACAAGTCAACAAGCGCAAAAATTAAATTTGAAGTCAAATTTTAATATCTATTTTTGTAACGAATGAAGGTAAAAATATTTAGTCAAGCAGAACAGGAAAAGTATTTTGGCAAAGCAAATGCTGAAGGTAGTTATCTTACTATGATTGATTTACCTTATCAAATGTACTATGATAGACAACCAGTAAAACGTATGAGATGCCACAAAAAAGTAGCACAGGCTTTTAAAAATGTATTCAATGAATTATTGAGTAGTTATGGCGAAAGAAAGATAAATGAATTGGGTATTAATGACTTCGGCGGTTGTTTCAATTATAGATTAATGAGAGGATCAAGAACTAAATTAAGCGCTCATTCATGGGGAACGGCTATTGATTTGGATCCTAACAGAAATACTCTAAAAGAAAACCATAAGACAGCACGATTTGCACGAGCAGACTATAAAGCAATGATTGATATCTTCGAAAAACATGGCTTTGCTTCATTGGGTAGATTAAAAGACTACGACTGGATGCATTTTCAGTACGGATTACCGATATAAACTCGTTTTTTTCATAATTAAAATTTAGTGTTTTAGGCTCTACTTTTCTAAGTAGGGCTTTTTTTTTAAAAATTTATAGCCTTTATTTATGCGCCTTTCAGAGAATTAACAAAAATAATTTGCAAAATAATTTGGTAGTACGAAATAGTGATGTATATTTGCATTTATAAAACAATTAAAAATATAATTATGAAAACCGTATTAAATTTAAAAGTAGAGAATTATAACATTGTTATAAGCGAAAAAGAACAAGTAGTAACTAGTTTTAATCAAACATCTATAAAAATTGGCTATAATTGGGCAGTTTATTTGAATGATAAACTAGAAGTTTTTTGTACTATTATTTATGATAAAAATATATATAGTCCTGAAAATGTAGCACGAAACGGGATATTTTTTATAGCCAACAAAGAAAAAACCTCTAAGTTAAGATTTTCAAAATCTGATGAATTACTAGCAAAATATTTATAAAAATTAAAAAAACAAGGGGTGCGACTTCAACGCACAATTTTTTAAAACTTAAAAACAAATATTATGATTACACTAACACAAAAAACAAGCGAG